CCCTCGACGTACCGCAGGCGGACCGTATGCGACAGTTCGCCGCCGGTTTGTTGCCGGCGGGTTGCTTCCGAATAGGACACCGCTTCAACGCTTGCCCGGCGGACCGTGAATTTATGCCAGGTCTGGACCGACTCCCCGAGCGCGTTTTGTTCCTCGCGCGGCGCCTCTATGACGACAACCTCCCGCATGGGTCCGGCTCGCATTCAATAGCCCCCGTCCCAAGATTCAGACGCCAAGAGCGCATCTACCGCCAACGGCAGGACGATAGCCCCCGACTCCGTCGCCACCGCTTCCCGGTTTTCGTAGAAATGCCCGACCAGCATTTTCAGAGCCGCGCGCAACTGGGCCGGGACTTCCTCCGCGCCACGCCGGCCGGCCCAAAACCGGATATACACGCTCGACTCGCAGCAAACGCCCGGCCAGCCGTTCCGCGTCCGCAGGACCGCCGGGAAGCGGTCGTCGTCGACCGAGTATGCCGAGGGGTCCACCCAGGTCTTTACGCCGTCGCCATCCCGAACGAATATTTCCACCGGGTGCGCGTCGTCGATAACCAGGGGCGGCATCGGCAGCGGGACGCCGCCACAGGAACAGCCGCAGCCCACGCCAACCAGGCGGGCTTGCCATTGCGTGAGCGTGAGCGTGGAGCCGATCCGGCTTTCGATCATGCGCCGGGCGGCCGCAATCCATGCCATGATTTGAACGTCGTCGTCCGAAACGTCCAGAGGAATGCGGAGGTGTTCTTTCGCGTCGAACAGGGAAACCGCCTCAAAGACGGGTTCCGCGACGCGTCGCAGGGAATCGTAGGGTAGGGCCAATTGTCCGCCGCAACTCATCGCCAGACCCTCCGAGGAAAGAAAACCCCCGGCGCCGAATCCATCCGGCGCCGGGGGCCATGAATCAACGCGCCCGACTTACTTCGTCGACTTCGTGGAAGACGTTGTCGAAGTGACGGGGGCCGACTTCGCGGCCGGGGCCGGAGTGGCAAGCGGGGCCGCGTCCGTCGTCGTCAGCTTGGCGACGTATGACGGCGAATGGACAGCCCAGGCATACCGGGCAGTGCCGACGAATACCGTCTCGTCATACTCAATCGCCCGTTCCGTAGAGGCGCGAATCTGGAGCCCGCCCGGCTTGTAACCGATGGCACAACTCGACCCGAAGTCGCCGTAGAGCGCCAGCGTATCGGCTGGCAAGTCTTGCGACTGATACACCGGGGCGCCGTAGACGACCGGACGAACCGCGTCTCCGATGCTCGCGCCGATGGCCCCAGCGGCAACGCCCATAATCTTGCCCCAGCCGGCCGGGGACACGACCCACGCACGATTCCGGGCGTTGGGATTCACGACACTGACGACCTGCGCCAGAATGCCGGGGGTCAGGTCGCCCGTCGATGAAACGACGTTCGACGCCGGGACCATGCCGCAAAGGCCGCCGCCCGGAACCGGGGCGACGGAATCACCCTGGAGCCAGACCTTATCGATTTTCCGGGCGAACGCATACGCGAACTGCGACGCCACCAACTGCGCGACGGAGACGAACGCGTCTTCCATCAACTCGTTGGAAACCTGCGCCCGCGCGCCGATTTTCTTCAGGTCCAGCGCCGCGCGGGTTCCGCCGCCGAACGTCACTGGCTTAATTTCGCAGTTTTCGAGATAGAACTCCGCTTCCTGCATCATCTCCGCCACCGGGAGATACATGCCGGGGCCGTTGACCGCGTAGGTGGAACAGACCTGCGTGGCGATCGACGAGTAGGACAGGAGGTTGAGAATCCCGCGGTAGATGTCATAGGTGACAAGCTCCGAGCCGCGGCCGTCATAGGTGGGCGAGAATTCGCCCATCGCGTTCGGTTCCTCCGTCGGCGTCGTGAAATCGCCGCGCAGTTCACCGCGGGCCAGCGCCCGAAGGAACCGACCGGCCGCCGCGGCATCCTCCGCGTTGTCGAAGCCCTGGATACGTCCGAGCGTTGGCAAGGCCCGCTTGACAGCGACCGGAGCCGGGGCGGGGACGACGACGCCGGCGGCCGTGACAGCCGAACGAACGGCGCTTGCCTTCGATCGGGCGTCAGCCGCTTTGTTCTCGACCGCCAGACGGGAGCGGAGAGTGTCAATCTCCGCGGTCAGCTTGTCGACCGTGGCACTACGGGCGGATTCTTCCGAGGCGTCGCCCGGTTCCATTGCGGAAACGGCGTCCAGTTCCACAATCTTGGCGTCGATATCTTCGACCAACTTCGTCTGGATAGCATTCATTGCGGGCGGTTCCCTTAGAGAAAGAGTTAACCGGGAACACTCGCCCGGAATGCCAAGAAAGGTAAACACCCTCGCGTTCCCCTTGAATAATCATTCGACCGCCGACCGGAACCGGGCCGCGTTCCACTCAATGAACGCCGCCAGCTTTGCCGCGTCCGGGTAGTCCGGATCGACCTTTGCAGCCAGCGCAATCATCGCCCGGCAGTACCGCTCTAGCTCCGCCGCGTAGCGCTCCGTCTCTTGTCGTTCGACCAGGCCCAATTGCCGGCGGGCGAATGTCCCGTGAACGTAGCAAACTAGCTCTTCAACCAAATAGATTGGCTCCCGGTCCCAATCGCGGCGTTGTTGGACCAAATACAACTGATAGATCGGCCCGCGTTCCTCAACCGGGATCGCCGCCGCTACTTGCCCGATCGTTAACCGCGGATGCCGAATCGTGACCGACCGGCCTTCGAGACAGTAGATCGAATGGCAACCGGGCTGGCGGCGGATACGGGCCGAAACGCCGTGGGTTGCTTCATGGGTCCAGGTGACAAGGTCGAAGGGGTCCGTCTGGTCGCGCCAGTATTCCGGGTCCGGCAGCCGACAGAGTACGTCCGCCAATACCGGGGGGCTCGACCGCATCGGCGGCCCGAGGATCGGCGGGCCGGGGTCGAATGCGAACGCCGGCAAGGGTTCGCAGGGCGGGGAAACCGGCAAGGGGCGGCCGCGGGGGAACGGGTGCGATGGTAACACCGTGCCCACAAGCGACCGCCCCGGCCGGCTCTCCGCGAGAATCAAAGCGCCGAACAGGAACAGGGGCAGATAGCGCACGACCGGCCCCCGTTCCATGATCGGTAGCGGGTCTACTGTTTAACGGCGCGGTATGCGTTGCTCGCCGCTTCAATGGCCGCGCGGTTGACCGATTCCTCGTCTGCCTTGCGGGCATGACGATACGCCTGGTGCGCCAGCCGCGCCGCCTTGTGGCTTTCGTGCATTTCCTTCCGGGCGTCGCGGTACTGCGTGACAAGCCGAGGGGGCCGACCGTCGCCGCCGCCGCCGGCTACTTCACAGTGCCCGCTCTCGCAGCCGCCGGCCGGAGCCGGGGCCAGGACAACTTCCGGTGCCTCCACTTCGATGATTTCCCGAAGGACGATACGGGCGACCGGGGGAGCCTCTACCGCTCGCGGCGCCGGGGCCGCCACCGGGGCAGGGTCCGCGACGGGGGCCGGAGCCGAAACCATCGCAGGGGCCGCCGGAGGAACTTCGACCACACTGCGCGAGTCGCCGGCAGTGGGGCCGCCGAACGTGTCGACCGAACGCGGGGCGCCGCCCGTCGAGCCGTAGCCGCCAGCCGAACGCGACGCCGCGGGAGCGGGAGCCGACCGCGGGGCGCCACCGGCAGAGCCGTAGCCGCCGGCAGTCGAGCGCGGCGCGCCACCGCTGGAGCCGTAGCCGCCACCCTGCGCCATGCCGACCAGGACGAAAACGAAGACGACGCACGACAAGCAAAAGCCGGAAAAATTCTTCATTGCGGGGGCTCCCGAGGCTATTGGAAACATTGCGTCCAGTAGAGGCTACCGTTGGACGAACGGGCGCAACCTACACCGATAGTCGTCGCCCTTGAACTCAGGATATTGGCCCGGTGCCCGCGGGAATTCATCCACGAATTCATTACCGCTTCCGGAGAACTTTGCCCGTAGGCGACGTTTTCCATATAGCCGTTTTTGGAATGGTACATACGCCCGCGGTTGGCTTGCGTGTTGCTCCAGCTACGGGAAACATTCATCAACGTCGGGGACGGGGACAGCGGCGCCAGGCCGCGGCGCGACCGCTCCGCGTTGACCAGGTCGACGACCCGCATTTCAGACGTTGAGCCCATCGGGGGCGGCATCGGCCGGGCCGGCTCGACGACCGCCGCCAACTGCCGGACCGGGGGCGCCGGCGGGGCCGCCCGCGCGACCGGGAACAAACCCGCCACCCATAGCGCCAGCATCGCCGCGCCGAACGCCGACAAACCGCTAGTCGTCCCTGTCACCATATACCACCGCTAAAAGTAGTTCGCGGCAAATGCGCTCCGCTTTCGTCAAGCCGTGTTTAGCGCACCGCTCGCGTAGCTCCAGAACCTCCGCCACCGTCCGCTTTTCGAAATCGCTCCGGTCAGTAAACCGTCCGGCCAGCGACGAAACCCACGCCGTGACCGCTCCCGAAACGACCGGGGAAACCAGGAGCAACAGCCCCACGGCCAGGATCATGTTCGGCGTCGAAAAGAATTCCACGTTCAGCCCCTTCGCAACAGTGCCGCCGACCGGGAAACTTCCGCCGCCGCGCGGGCCGCGACCGCTCGCGCCCGGACGATCCGCCAGGCCGCGCGTAGATCGACGACCGCTTCCGGCTCCGCCGGGGCCGCGGCCGCCCGCCAGGCTTCGTAGCTGCGAACGCTCGCCACCGTGCCCATGTAGGCGGGGTTCGTCACAAGTGAAATATCGAATAATCCCGAAACCGCCCGAATGGTCCGCAACGCGCCCGCGTCCGTCTGTTCGTAGACTTCGTCGGCGGGGTCGACCGTGAACGCGAACGACGCGCCGAAAACGTCGTTCCGCCTGGTCAACGAAACCAGGTCGCGCGCCAACTGCGTATCGGGCGGGTCGATTTCGAACCGGAGGCCGACTTCATCGGCAGATAGCCGGAGGGTACCGGACGATGTTCGACCCAAGAGCGCGCCGGGGTCATGGTTCCAACATGCGATACAGTCGCCGGAACGCTTCGCCGCGGCCGACGGCCGGCCGGGGCCATCCTGCCGGCGGGCCAGGACGGCATCAAATGCGCCCGGCAACAGGACTTCCCGGAAACCTCCCAAATCCTGCGAAAGCGAATTAAATACCGCAGCCAGGCCGCGGAAAATCATTCGCCCGTCTCCGCGTTCCTCCAGGCAAACCGCCTCCGGCATTTCGGCCAGCGCTACCGCGCGACGTTCAATCTCCATTTGGTTCCCCCGTGTCTTCCGTTTCGTTCGCCGGCTCGACCGCGACCGCCGCGGGCTTCGCGCCCTCGACCATTGCTCGAACGCTCGCCGCCGGCAGTTCCGGGAACGTCGCCAGAATCAGCGCCTCCGCCGAGGCCGCCGTGATCGTGCCCGCCGCGACCGCCTGGAGGATCGACAAAACGGCCGCCGACGTACCCGCGTCCGGCTTGCCGGCTTCCCCGACGATCGCCGGGAGCGGGGCTAGGTTGTTCGCCGGTAGGTAATACTGGTCCGCGCCGGCCGACGGGATCGGCGGCATATCTTCGAGCCGTCTTATGTCGTTCGGGCTTAAACTTCCGAGCGCGGCGAGCGCCCCATAGTAGGCCGACCGGGCCGCCGAATCGCCGCGGAGCATCCCGCGAACGTCAAGCGAAACCGAATAGCCAGGCATACCCGACAATAGGGACCGCTCGAAAGCCGACTCTACCCGCCTGCACCATGAGACCAGCGTATTTTGCAAAAACGATAGCTGTTCTTGCTCCGCGTTCGAAAACGTAGACCGCGAGTTTTCGCCAATCATCGAACATGGAACGCGCATCGCGCGGGCGATTTCCTGGACAAGAAAAACCCGGAATTCGATTAGCTGCGCCGACTCATTCGACGCGCCCGAAAGTTCCTTGAGCGTGATACCGTTGGGCAGGATCGCCGTTTTCCCAGCGTTGTTCGCGCCGCGGTGAATCCGTTCCCAATTCTGGCGCAACTGTTCGGCGGCTTCCTTCGGAATCGGCTGGCTGGATTCCATCACAATCCCCGGCCGCGCGTCGTTTTGCCAAAATTTCCGGGCGTATGCGTCCATCGACCGCGCCAGTTCAAGGACGCCGGCCGAAAGCGATAGCGGGACCATGCCCATATATCCGTTGTCGCTCAAAAACCGAACGTGAACGACCTGGTCTTCGCGGTACGTCTTCGTTTCGAAACCGGGTTCCCGATGAACGTAGGACAACGCGTTGTTTTCCAGCCGGATAACGTCAACGTGTGCGGGGTGCATCGGCCATAGTTCGGAAATCTGCCCATTCGACGCGTAGACCTTGCGGGCGAATCCGTTGCCCCAGCTTGCGGTATGCGCTACGAGGCTTTCCCGGAATTCGTAGGACGACTGCCAGGGGTTCGGCCGATTGTGCAGGACCGAATAGAGCGGATGATCCGTCGCCCGTTCCTTCGTCCCGTCCGGGTTCAACCGCAAGAGGTGGAACGGTAATTGCGCGACCCCTTCGGCCAGAACGCGGATACACGCCAAAAAAGCCGAGACCTGGAGCGCCAAAACGGGATCGCCGGCCGGGCCGCGGCCGCCGAAATCGTCGCCCCAATTGATAGGGGGCAGCGTCGTTCCGCCCCAGGCGGACCGGATTTCCCGCAACTGGAACGCGTCAACGTCGTCGAATCGGTCCGCTAGGTCGATCATATTTCAACGATTTCCCAAGACTGCGACGCCGTGACCTGTGCCGACGAATGCAAACCGAGCGCCATACATAGGGCGACGATTCCGTCGATTTTTTCGGTACTGGCCTTTTTCGAGGGGCGTATGTTTCCGTTCGCGTCTTCCTGGACGGCGACGTTCGCCGCCATCCACGACAAAACCGGCGACCGATGCCGCAGTTTCCGACCGACTACGAGGTTTTCGAGCAAGCGCGACGGGGCCGCCATGCTTCCAAACCCTTGCGAGTAACCGTACACCTCAACCCCGTCCCCTTGAACTTGCGTCATGGTCGCCGCCGCGTTCCAGCGGTCCGCCGCCAGGCCCATAACTTGATGATCCGCGGCGTATTGGCGGATATGCTCCCGAACTACCCCATAGTCGCAAATATCCCCGTCGGTCCCAATGATCCAACCCTCCCGCAACCATTGCGCGTAGGGAATCCGGTCCCGTAGTTCCCGCTCCGCGGCATTCTTCCGGGGAATGAAAAACCGGCAGTCAACGTCGAACGTCCCATCTTCCGACGGGAAAACGGCGACCAGCGCCGTAATGTCGTAGGTACTCGCCAGGTCAAGGCCGAGCCAGCACTTCCGGCCGGCCAGCGGGACCGGCGGCGGCTTGTCGCCCTCCGCCCATACCTCCGGAGAGAACCATCTAACGTCCGATTGCGTGGGTACGTTCAGCCGGTAGCGGAGCCAGGAATTCAAGGCGGCCGGCCGGGCGCGGGCCTCCGCGGCATCCGCCGCGAACGATTCCTCCGAAACCGTGATCCCGAGCGACGGGTTGGCCTTGCGCCATAGCTTCCGGTCGAAATACTTTTCCGGATCCGCCTGTTCGGGGGCCGCGTAGATTTTCCCGAAAAACGTAGGGTCTACTCCCGGATCGGCCGCGACGCGTTCGGCATACGTCCACTGATCCCACCAAATCGCGTTCGGGGATCGGTCGAAACCGGCCGTCGAAATTGAAATCAGGCAACTTTGCCGGCGGGCCGCCCCCGCGTAGCGCAAAGCGTCAAACAGCCGGCGGTCCCGTTGCGCGTGCAATTCGTCGAATAGGATCGCACTCGCGTTGATACCCTCCGCCCGGAAATTGTCGCCGGATAGGACGGAATAACGGGAAAAACTTTGCCGGTGAATGATCGTATTCCGACTCTCGACGACCTCCAGGTTTTTCGAGAGGAACGGCGACGACTTCGCCAGCGCAAAACACTCGCGCGCAATGATTCCCGCCTGGAAACGATCGGCCGCCGCGGAATAGACCTCCGCCCCAGGCTCCCCGTCAGCGAAAAGAAAATACAACGCGAGCGCGGACAGTAGCGTAGATTTTCCCTGTTTTTTCGGGGTGAATATCGCCGCGGTACGGTAGCGCCGCCGGCCCTCCGAATCGACCCAGCCGAATAGCGGTTCGAGAATGTCCCGTTTCTGCCATTCCATCAATTGAAACGGCTGGCCCGCCCATTGTCCCTTCGAGTGGATACAAAAGGTTTCAACGAAACGGATAACCCGATCGGCTTTCCGCTGGTCAAAGACGAAACCCGGAACGTAGTCCGGCCGATCGTAGCCAACCGGCCGGGCCTTCCGTGGCCGCTTGCCGGCGGATGATTTCTTGACCCGCGGCATCATGCCTCCCGCAAGAATGCTTCCATCGGGTCAACGGTTTGCTCTTGGATCGTCACCGACGATTTCGCGGACGGGACCAGGCCGAACGACTGTTCGATTCGGAGTAGGTCCGCCGAGTAGCCGCGACATAGGATCGTCTCCGGCCGCGCCTTATAGAGACCGGAAACCGTCTCGTAGACTTGTCCGTTTTTCTCTATGTACGTTTGCGTCTCGAGCCATAACGCATAGGTCCGGCAGTACCGCGCCCATGTCGTCGCCGCGTCTTCCGACCATACCCGCATGGTTGAGAGCATCGGGACGGACGCCAGCCATTTTTCTAGCGCGACGCCTTCGAGATCCGCGGGCGGTTGCTTCGAGTCGCCGGGCGTCGGCGGCATCTTCGCCGCCATTTTCCCGAGACCCTCTTTACCGGGATTGCCTTTTAGTATCTTCAGCGAAATCGGCGTTTTCTGCGGGCCGCGGCGTCCCATTTGATTACCCGTTATCGTTGATAACCTTCGGAAATTCGCGTCAGTCCAGGCCAGAGGTTTCGGAGGATGGGGGGTTTAGAGCGTCCACCCGCCCCCCGCCATTCTGGCAGCGTTCAACGCGTGTTCGGCTTTACAAACTTGAGCCTATGACGGATGCCGGTATCCGTCCAGTTACTTTCGCCGCCGCTGTTCGTCGCGGATCTTTCGACCGTGGCACACGTTGCACCGCACGGCCAAATTTTCCGGCGCATCGGACCCGCCATCCTTCAGCGCCAGAATATGGTCCACCTGCGCCGCTATCCCCGTGACGACGCGTTGACAATCGGCGCAAGTGTACGCGTCGCGCACTAGGATCGTCTTCCGTAGCGCCTTCCATTGCGGCGTAAGGTAGTGCGCATTGTGCCCGACGGGCCGCGTCCGTTGCCGCAGCCGAGGGGGCCGGAATGATGGGGGCCGGGTTGGCATTCGTTCAGACCGCGGGCCGTTCCAGAGATTCGGCATACGCCGCACGCTCCGCGTCACAAGCCGCCTTGACGGCCGCCAGCGCGGCATCCTGTTCGGCCGCTATAGCGGCTTCCTCCGCCTTGCGTTCCTGTGCCGCGTCGTAGTCCGCCTGGACCCGTGCGGTCGTAGCATCCGCGACGGGTTCGCCCGTGATGCCGGTATCGGTAATGCTTTCGTCCGTCATATAGTCCCCTTAAAAGGCGGCCAGCGCTACCCGTTTCCAGGCGGTCGCCGTCCGAATGTAGAGATACGATTCATCCCAACGAATCGACCCAGCCGCGCCGGCCGCGGCGGACGTGGCGGGCGTATTGGCAACACTGCCGACGATAGCGGCGCCGGGGATAGAACCGGCCGCGAAAGAATGGGCCGTTCCCGTGTTTGTGATATTGCCCGTGCTTGTGATCGACAGAATGGCAACGCCGCCGGCCGCCGAGACCTGGAACGCTCCCGTAGACGACGTGCCGACGTAGTTCGGAGCCGTGGCCGCGCTATACCGCAGCCCGATAGCGTAAGGCTCGTTGACGGCTGCGAAGTTTGACCGACCGCCCGTTACCGATATGGTCGTAAAATTCCCGCCGATGGCAGACGCGGGAATGCTGGCCGTCGCGAAATTGTGGGCCGTTCCGCTCGAAGTGATATTGCCCGTGATCTCGATCGTACCGCGTACCTTCGCCGTGCCGTTCACTTCAAGGTTCGCCGTCGGCGTTAGCCAGTTGACCCCGATGTTGCCCTTGAAGTAGTTATCCGCCTCCGACGCGTCATAGAACGAATAGTTATTCGGACCCTTCGCCAGCGACAACAGCGCTATACCGTAGTTATAATCCGTCCCTTTGCCCGTGTTGTCTGCCACCAGGCAGGAAGACCCCTTTGTGACACAGTCGACGTAAGAGCGAACGCCCCAGGCTTGATTGGGGGTTCCAGGCGAGGACGTTGTAGTGTTTGCCGTCAGTGCAATACCGTTCCCGCCGTTATTTACAACTATACCGTTTACGATGCCATTGCTATTTAGTGACAGCGGGAACGTAGTGGTAGCTCCGTCGCTGACTGCAAAATTTATGCGCCCTTTTGCCGCAGTGTCGCCGGCCGCTGGGGTTGCTTCACACTGCGCAATAATACTTGCCGGATTCGCCGCCGTGCCGTTTGGTAGCCAGCCGTAAAACGCGACCGTCCCGAGGTTGTCGCTTGCTTGAACGCTCGTCGGGGCCGCGAGGGTTCCGCGAGTGCGGAGCAACCGCACTTGCGGCGTTCCCGTTCCGTTCGCGTCGCCGCGCCCTTGAATGGCAAGCGCCGGCTGGAAACCCTGCCCCGATATTTGGATATGGCCCGCGGGGGCAGCGACCGCTACCGCCGGCGTGACGGCCAGCGGTCCCGTCATCGTGTCGCCAACGACGTTGACATAACGCGCGTCAAGGTCCGCTTGCGCCACGAGAATCTTTCCGTCCGTCCCAATCTTCGCGACGTTGACCGCGTCCGCGGAAACGACCGTAGGGCCTTCCGGGCCGGTGGCGCCTTGGGGGCCGCGGCATGATTCCCAATCCGCCCCCGTCCATACATAGATTTCCGTCGCCATTGCTTCGCCTTTTGTGTTGAAGACGGGCGCCCCCGGCGCGTCGTGCGCCGGGGGCCGCCCGCGAATTGACCGAGGGTTGACCGTTAGCCGCGAACGATCCACATCGCACCGGGAGCAATCGGCGTGGGCTGCGCCAACTGGACGTACACTTCGCTATTGCGCCCGTCCGCGCCCGCTGGGCCGGCGTCGCCCTTCGCGCCCGCGGGGCCGGCTTCGCCCTGGACGCCTTGAATACCCTGGTCGCCCTTAACGCCAGCGGGGCCAGCCTCACCGGCGATACCTTGCGGTCCCTGGATCGAGCCGCCCGAAACCCACTTCGCCCCGGCGGCGTCGTAGACCCAAAACGAATCGTCCGCCTGGACAATGTAGGAATCGCCCTGAGCCGCGCCGGCCGGCAGATCGGCTTCCGTCGGAACTTCGCCCTTGAAGTTGATGCCGAGACCGGCCGGGCCTTGGATACCCTGTTGGCCCGTAGGACCGGCTGGACCCTCCGGACCCGCTTCGCCTTGAATACCCTGGACGCCGGCGGGACCGGCTTCGCCAGCCGGACCGGCGGGGCCGACTTCGCCAGCCGGACCCGCTCCGCCGGCCGGACCCTGGTCGCCCTGCGGTCCGCGGATCGAAACCCAGGAAACGCCGTCGTATACGAGAACGTCTTGCGTGTCTGCCATTGTCATTTCCTTTTCTTGAGAACCGGATATTTCCCAGGCCTGTACGTCAAACCTCCGGAAAGTGATGGATATGCGGGACGCTTCCCGCATGGGGTCGCCGCCACCGGGGGCAGCGGCTTGTATTTCAGACGGTTTCCGCAGGCGGTCTTCGTGACCGCGCGTGTTGACGTGTAAAGCCACATATCGCCC